CTTATCTTTCTGATCCTTGTTGTCCTATCTCTTCTTTCTTGTATCGTTTTATGGAACTGATCGGGTGATCTCCAATCTTCTCCACCTTTAGACTTTGCATTGTACGACCAAAACATACGACCATCGACGCCAATGTCACCATGTTTAAATGTCAATAGTAGATACCCCTATCCACATCTATCTGAGCATTGATCATACCATGCCACCCGTTAATTTTATTTTTGGATATACAGATGTGTCTTACTATATTGTCAACTTCACTTGACCCCGTTTTACCAATACCTATGATTGCATCAGCTTCACCTGCCTTACCCGTTCTAGAGTTGTCAAGCATAGAGTAGTCAATAAACTGACGATCGTGTGCATCGTAACTTGCCTGACTAACTGCCCATATAAGTAGTTGATTTCGCTTGGCAATTTCTCTTGCAGTCACGTAAGTTTCTTTTAGTCTTTCGTCACCACGATTATATTGTCCGTCTACACGAAACTTATCTAGCTGATCACAGAACATAACGTCAGGCTTATTCAACTTGGCATACTCATCCATCTCCTCAACAGATGTACCAACTGAATCCATGATTGTCAGATAAGGTTCTATCTCAAAATGGTAGCGTTCAAGTAACTGATCTTTCTGCATCACCATCTCTTCTTTTGTCAGTTCAAAATAAGATTGAATGATACGTAGCTTGATACGTTGGGCAGGTTCTTCGTTTGCCCAATAGGTAACTTTAAATTTTTGTTTGATGTAAGATGATGCAAGGAAACAACAAAAGGTAGTCTTACCAACTTCAGGTCTAGCAAATATTATCCCCAAGTTACCCTTATCCATTCCTTTAACTTTTTCTTGGATAAGGTTGAATTGAAAAGGGAAATCATTGTCTCCTGCTTCTTCTTCAAGTAGTTGAGCCAAGTCACTCTCTACTATATTGTAGGTAGTCTTGTCACTTATGCGACCATCTTCAACTGCATCGATGAGCCTACGTAGTTCACCAAACTCTTCATTCTCACCCGTAAATATCTCGAGTGCTTTCTCACCTATCTGCCTTGCTCTATCTCTGAGCCACAGATTGTTGACCAAGTCTAGGTGAAGTTCGTCATTACCTGACACAGTATCTTCTAGTTCAGATATAACTTCTTGTACTCTGTTCCTAGCTGAGTCAGGCATGGCAGGATTTCTGTCGTTAAAGACTCCTGCAAGTTCAGACTTAGTTATAGTCTTGGCGTACTTAGTATGGGAATAAACTATTGTGTCAAAGATATCTTTTAGTTCCCTATCAAACATATCTCTATCTATTTTGTTCTTTACCTTAGCAAAGAAATCAACATCTAAACAAAATCCTAAGACTTGTTTATCTACTGATATAATTGTTGATGAAGTCATCACGTTCCTCTTTCTCCATATTTTTCAGGTCTTTCTTCAGTACTACTAACTTAGTAGGTACATAATTAGACAAATGCCTGACAATGTCAACTGCTTTACGAGTTGCATCCTTGTCTAATCCCACAAAAATTTTTTTATAATTTTGGATTACTTGTATGTGTGAATCCAAAAGGGAAGTTCCCATCAAAGCTAATCCCCGTACAAGGTTACTAATACTGCAAGCACTAGGACAATCTTCGACAATAAATAAGTTCCCTCCCTCTCCAGATAGAAAAGGATATCTACTATTTCCATATCTTAGCCATTTCGGTTTACTATTGGTTAAACTTCTACCCGTTGCATCAACTACCTTATCTCCATCTTTGACAAGATAGACAACACGATCACGTTGGAAGTCATATCTAATATCTGCCAAGCCTGACAAATAAGCATCATAGGAATGTACTTGTTTGACATAATTCTCAGCGTTGATATTACGAGACAAAGAGACAAACGTATCAGGTATAACAAAATCTACCTCTGTCTCTTTTTGTTTAGTTTGTTTTTTGACAAATGCCTGACGTGAATTTTCTTTAGTCAAGCTTATACCCGTTCCACCTTTAGTGTGGCAATCAGCATGGAAACAATTCCACAATCTTTCAAAGCCATTGTCAGTTACACTAAAGGTATTTGGCTTGCCACATAAAGGGCAATCAGACCTATAACGCCCATAAGGAGCAATGGTAAGGGATTCAACATAACCTTTTAACCATTTAGGACTCATTTACTTGTTGCATCTTTATACTGCTTAGTATTGACAGTATAGACTTGTGCTAGTTTATCTAGATCAAAGTCATGCTTAAGCAACTTACGAGATTTTGCTACACAGATAGGTATCCATGTAAGGTAGTCTCGCTTGTTACCTAGCTTAACTTGATCTTTGTCTTCCAAACCTAAACGTACTGCAGATAGTTTTGCCCACAGTACATGATGCTTATCATAACTACGCTGAGTTATGTCAGTCTTCGCTTGTTCGTTCATCTGCTATCCTTAAATCTTCTAGGTATAGTTTAATTGCATTTCGGATAAGATCAGCTACGCTTGTCTGTGTGGCGTATCGATCTGTTTCCCTAGTAGCAAATTTCTCTAGTTCATTATAGTCAGCTTTAGAAACTGTCAAGTTGTAACTTTTGGTTTCCTCGCTTATCTTATTTGGTCTACTCATATTATCTCCAATCTCCCTCGTGGGGTGTATCTCCCAATGGGATAAGTGCGTATACCACGAGATGTATTTTTACGTCAAGAAAATAATTTAAAAAAAATAGTTTGACACATGTTTTTAGTTAGGTGTATAAGATACCCTGATCATAAATATAGGAGACGATATGATAAATTGGTACAGTAAAGAAGAAATGGGCGATGGCTTTCAATACAATGAAAAAGACCACGAAAAGTTTAGTTACAATTCGTTGTTAAAGATTAAGCCTGAAGAGGAAAACACTATGAGGACTTGCTATCTAGTTAGAGATTGTTGGAATGATGATCAGATAGTTCAGCTTCGAGATTACATTAATTCAATTATAGAGAGTAGGAAAGAATAGATGGCTTTTAACCAAATAAATATTAAAGATTGTCTGTGTGATATGTACGACATTAAACGTAAAGTTAAACAGACTAAAGTTGTCCACGATGTAAAAGGTCATACTTTGGAGATATCATTATTTAATGCACCAAAAGATAATGATGGAACTATCTTTACTCTTGGCGATTGTATTGATAATGTCATTGAGCAATTAGAACAAGAACTTAAACTTAGAGGGCAAGAGATATGATTTATTTAGAGTTATTCTCAGGTGGTAGTGTAGCTAGGCAATCTGTAAAAGAGTTAGGCTTGCCCGTTACTAGGTGGTATTCATCAGAGATCAACAAGTATCCAATTCAGATAGCCAATGATAACCACGATGATCTAATTCATCTAGGTGGTGTTGAGGGCGTACTAGATAAGCTAGTCTCACACAAAGACATTGATGTTATCTTTTGTGGCTCACCTTGTCAGGGATTTTCCGTTGCAGGAAAACAATTAAATTTCGAGCATGAGCAATCAAAGTTGTTCTTTACGTTCCTTAAAATCTACAAGGCTATCTATACTGTTAATCCCCATGTCAAGTTACTCTTTGAAAATGTCAAGATGAAGAAAGAGTGGGAACAGATTATCCTATCTAAACTTCAGGAAATAAATCCTAAGCTAAATCTACACATTATTGATTCTGCTTTGGTATCTGCTCAACGTAGAGTTCGTATGTACATAACTGATATAGAGTTTGATATGCCTGAAGATAGAGGTATCGTACTCAAAGATATCATCGAGTGTGGTTGTGTAGATAGAAACAAATCCTACTGTCTAGATGCAAACTATTGGAAAGGTGGTAACCTGAAGATGTACTTCGAGAAATCTCGTAGGCAATTAGTTTTTGGTGATGGTTGTCATCAAGTAGGAATAGCTGATCTCAAAGGTTATGACATTATCAAGCGTGTCTACTCTGTCGAGGGAAAGTGTCCTACCTTAACTACTATGCAAGGTGGACACAGAGAACCTAAAATACTTTGTAACTCTGCTTCAATCACGGGTAGAAGATTAGATAGCAATGGTGTCCGTAAAGATGATGACACTAGCCTACCTATAGTTCAAACTCTTGAGGTGTCCGACACAGATAAGTCAAGATGCTTATCTACCTTAACTAAGGATACAGTCGTTTCACCTTTACCTAAAGGTAGATATCCTGATGCTTATGGTGAACACAAACTACATTGGCGAAAGCTAACTGTTAAGGAATGTTGTAGGTTGCAAACCTTACCTGATGACTACTGTAAGTCTGTTAGTAACTCTCAAGGTTACAAGATGCTTGGCAATGGTTGGAACAATGAAACTATCAAATGTATTCTAAAGGGTTTGACAACAGAAAATAAATTTGGTAGGGAATTATCCTGAAAGAAAATGTACGAAACTATGGAGAGATCGTGATGGCAATTAAGCTAATAGATGAGAAAAAAAATATGACACAGAAATGTGTTACTGATCTGTATTGGGAATATGATAGAATGTCTAGTTCAGGTCAAGAGACATTAGATAAGCTAGCTAGTTGGGTTGGTGTTGAAACTGATGCACAGTTACAAGAACGCCTATCTAAAATGTCAAAGGAAGAAATCAAACAAGAATTGGAGAAATCGTGATGGCAAGAGGTGGCTTTTCTTTAAAAACAAAATGGAAGTATGTAGTTTGGGTTGGTGGTACAGATGATTACTACACAGACTATAAAACTGCAAAGAGACACTATGATGAGTGGATCGAAAAAGGTTATGATCAAGTAGTATTGGAGAAACTAAATGACTAAATATTATTCTAAAAGTAAACAGAAGTTTATTGAGATAGCTAACATGCCTGATCAATATGTCAGAAATGCTTTTGTCAAGATGTGCAAACATGAGCCAACTGAAGATGCTATCTATGCTCAACAACAAAAAGAAAGAGCAGATTTGCGTTCATATGAAGCTTACAAATATAAGAAACTTGCAGAGGATAACTTTGCTTCTAGTGTAGCTGATCTAGATAGTATAGAAAAGCTAATCAAACAAAATAATAGTCTTCAGGGAATGTATGACAAACTGAAAGACACTACCTACCAACCTTACGACGATCAAGGTAGAGTTCGAGATTACCAAGTGGAGTTCACTAAGCTAGCTAAGCAGAGAGATAAGTGGAAAGAGAAAGCCATGAACATGATTGAGAAGAGTACGCATGAAGAATTACAGTTAGAAAACCAACGTCTTGTCCAACAACTTGAACACGATGAAACTGTGGTATCAAAAGAAGTCTACCAAGCTATCTTCGATAAATGTCAGAAACTTGAAGAAGATTACAAGTATGCAAATGATCGCATGATGAACTACGCCACAATGCTTAACAACAAATGTCCTAAAGGTGATGTCAAGATGTTTAGCGAGATACCTAACACAGATTATGGTTGGGAATTTGTTGACAATCTTAAACGCTTTCTTAACAAGGAAAGCTACAAGATCAGAGTTCGTGGTCAATATTTAGATGACAAAACTAAAAAGACTGAGGGTTGGCGAAGATATAGTTTTGGTCAGCCTATCGAGAAGTCTAAGTGTCTTAGAGTTTACGTGGACATCAACAATGACAAATGAAACGACACTAAAACATGACAAACCAAATCACACTATTGATCGTGGTTATTCGTGTCATAAATGTGGTAGCAGAGGAGATGTCTTTAGTTTAGGTAAGCTTCTCTGTGCTATCTGTTACTTGCTTGAATATGCTCCTGAAAGAGTAGATAAGATAAAAAGAAAAATCATTTGACTAGGTAGTTTATCTGTAGTAATTGTTTGTTTCATTTTAATATAGGAGATACAAAATGAGCAGAGAACATTTCCACGAAAGCCAAATCGAAGATAAGGTAGAGCAGTACATGCAAGAGGGTATGTCAGATGAAGACGCTATCCAAAAAGCAGAAAGCGAATATCATGGTCAAGTTAATCTAGTTGAGGAACAAGCACTCAAGATAAACAAAAGGCAAGTAGCTTTTCAAAAAGCACTTAGGCAAGGTTGTTATCCAAGTGAGATAGTCTTAGCTATGGTAGTTGATCATCTTCAGGCTAGTTACAATTCAGATAGTGAACACGTGATAGTTAAAGAGTTCTGTCGTGAGTTACTAACAAAGATCAATGACGATACTTTGGAGGTGAACAATGCCTAGTGATCTTTTTCAATGTTGGAATTGTAAGTCTATCTTAAATGACTATGAATTAACAAAAACTGAAGATGGAAAAGATTGTCCTTTCTGTTGTACAGATAATCTAGTTAATGTAGATAGCCTACCTGAAGATAGGGAGGACAGATAATGAATAAGATTGCTCGTATTCACGTAAACCAACACGTGATCAAAGCCAATGCAAAGAATGGAGAAAACAATCCTATCTTTACAATCAAGCAAGGTGGCAGTAATACCTATGCCCATAATGTTAAGGTTAAAGGTGAGATGGAGTTAGTCTACTCGCCTGATAAACCTTTGTCTTGTGGTGCTAAGGTTTGGATAGAAACTCGTGGTGATATTGTACTTGACAAATCAAGCGACACTAAAGATTTATCCCCCACTAAATTAATTGCTTCACCGACTTCCCACTTAGTAAAAAAAATAGATGTGGAGATGGGAATTTTTTTAAGAAACAAGCAAAGAAAAATTAGAAATAAAAATAAATTATCTGCTTGTTTATCTAGATAAGATAGTTTAATAATAAACCTACCTACTAATTCAGGTAGGATAACCAAAAAGGCTTTTAGCCTAGAAAGAAGAAAAATTATGGATAGCATAATAACAATCGATCAAGAAACTAATCTAAAATCAAACTCAATTCATAACCACGACAATCCATTTGATGTTTCATTATTTGAAGATAATGCAAAGATTAAAAGAATACCTTTATTTGCATATGATGAAGATGAATATGGAGTAGGTAATCAAACTAAGCTAGATAAGTATTCAGGTTTATATAATGAAAGCTTAAATGAAGTTTTACAATGTAGACCTATTGCAGATACTTATAAGTTAGTACCTCACCAAGATTTATTTTCTGAACAAGCTAAGATATTAGCTAAAACTGATTTACCAAAAAGTAATATTAGAGTTGAAGATAAGTTAGTTAATGGTGGCTTACAAGCACAAAGAACTATTTACTATGATGATCTATCTATTCCCGTTTCTAATTCTAAAGATATAGTTAAGGCAAGAATAGATGTTTTTAATTCTGTTGATACGTCGTGGGCATTTCAAGTTTTTTCAGGAGCATATAGAAACCTATGTAGAAATACTTTAGTTTTTGGTGGTGAAAAATCTTATCATCAAAAGAAGAAACATACGTTAAATCTATCTCCGTCAGCTATGGTTCAAAAGGCAGGTTTGGGATTATCAATGTGGCATCATCAAAAAGATTTAATGCTTAATTGGCGTGGTATTCAAATTACTGATCAGCAGTTTGCAGATATGTTAAAAGAAACTATTTGTATTAAGAAAAGTAAATCTGCAGAAGTTGGTATCAATCCCGTTAATGAAACTAAGATGAATTATCTTCTAGGTTTATTTGACGAGGAAAAGAAAGAGTTAGGTTCTACTCTTTGGGGTGCTTATAACGCTTTAACTCATTGGTCAACACATACTGATTATAAGGTTGAAAGATACAATGAAGAAACAAAGAAACTTGAAACTATTTCAGGTGGTAGGACTAATGCCAATAAACCAAACGTTGAAAGACAAAGAGCAGATGTAGTAAGAGAATTACTTTCTTCTGATGCTTGGCAGTCTTTAGAAATGGCTTCTGCCTAATGTCTAATGGTTTAGAACTTGCTTACGTTATCTATAGGACAGTTGTTGTTATTCTCTTCTGTCTTATAGTTTACGCTTTTATTATCGCTTAATATGGAGAAAAATATGAAACGTTACCATTTAAAAAAGATGTCTGACTTACTTGAAACTTTAGAAATTGTTTCTAACAATGCTAAAAATAAAGGACACAGATCAGGCTTTAGATGTAATCAATTAGCTAAAGAACTTGCAGATCAATTTCAAGTTTTTGTACCTACATTGACAACAATAATAACCAACAAAGAAAACAAAAATAATCCTAGTAAAATTTCAGGTAATCATCAAATGACAAAAGGTGAACACGAAATATACAAGGTTATTAAATCAGGTGTAAGATTGAAAGTTACTGACATTTATGACAACAAATTGACTGACAAATCTTACAACACGATCAAGCAATATGTATTTTATTTAAAGAAAAAAGGCTTTGTTCAATCTATTAAAGTAGTTGGAAAGCACTACAAATATTATAAAGCTATGCCATTAAATTTTAATACAATGGATCAAAATTTAATCAATAAATTATCTAGTTGACTTAGTTTTTTAAATAAGATTATAATTAACCATCTTCAGGATATCTTGGAGGTGGTTTTTTTAAACCTTAATTTAAATAGTTAAAAGGAATTTCAAAAATGAAAACAGAAACTTATTTAATAAAGCACGAATACGATCAAGATAAAAAAGAAATGGTATCCAAACCTTGCAAGGTTCAGATGAGGTGGAAGATATATGATAGCTTCGCTTGTTTGGAGATTATAGGCTTTGAGAATAAAGGAGAAACAATTAAACATCTTTTGTATTGCCATAAAGACCAAACCATAAACATTTTAAATAGTCTTAATGAACAAATAGAAAACGATCAGGACTTAGAACCATGTAAAAAAGATAGGTTCTTCTTCAATGAAAGCGTTGGCGTTCAATGGGGTTTGCATGGTCAATTAGACTTAGAAGATGCAATCGCTTTTAAAAAGGAGGGTTCATAATGGGATACTTTTTTAAATGCAATGATTGTAACTATGTTGAAACATTTAACGATCAATTTAACATTCCTAAAAAGGCTTTAGAGGGTAAGTTAAACGACTATGAAAGCGTTATTTGCTCAGGTTGTGTAACTAAAAAAACAAGACTTAAAGGAAACTATATAATAATTGAAAGGAACAAATAAGATGATTACATTTAATTTAACTCTTGAAGATATGCCAAGCAGAGATAAAAAGCTTGCTAACATTGCAAAGGTTGAGAACTTTAAAAGCAGTAAATCAGGTCAGCCAATTGCTAACCAATTTATTATAACCTTGCAGAATGGAATTGAAGTATTTCAAAGCTATAATTCTATTATTGCAGTTAAAGCAAATAATGAAACATACCTTGATCAAAATAGGTGGAACTATTCAAGAACCACTTCAAGATATAGAAATCAATTTCTTAATGAAACCACAGTTGAAACAGTTAAGAAAATTGGCTTTGGTAACTATGCAATGGTTGATTTAAACAAGTAACAGTTAGCAAATTACTTCCCCTAAAGGCGTCTTAGATTAGTTTCTAAGGCGTCTTTTCTTTTAGTAGCCTAATATATAACTAAAGCGTTGTTTATGTTGTGTAATCATGTTTGGTGGTGTTTGGGTATTTGTTCGCAATCTGCATCGCAATGAATACCTTTTGAGGTTTAGTTGTACAATCTAAAATGACAAATAGCATTACACGGGCGTGCGTGCGTGCGTATGTTTAGCTAGGTTTACAGTTGGTTGATAGGTGGGTAGCTTTTGAGCCTATGGAATGGCAAGGTAAAACCTCAATGAGGATTATCTATAAATTCAACCTATACGCCCACGCAAGGGACATGGGGGACCCCCCTGCATCTGCTAGCAATGTCGCCATATTTTTATCTGTGTGAGTTACTTGTACAAGTTATTTGCACCCTTTAGGGTATCCCTGTAGGATACGCTGGGGGTTATAGGTGTATCTCCCGGAGGTGTTACTCCGATTATATCCATTCTGACAGAAAAGTCAAGACATTTATGCCAAAATTATTTTTTATTTGACATTAGGGTATTCTGTACGTATAATCTTTGTATCAAGACCAGTTTCGAGCAGCAGCAATCAAACAAACTCTCGTGCTTTGGCTCAAGCTGAAAGGTTCTTGACTTAACTTAATAGGAATTTATCGTGTTTGAAGCATTTGTACTAGTTTGTTACTTAGGACAAGAGTCCGATTGTAGGCAATTGCAAGATACACGAGGTCCTTATGCTACAGAAATGCTATGTAAGCAGCGAATTGTAGAAATAACAGTAGACTTACCTAAATATCTACCTAGTTATCAACCAAAAGCGTATAGATGTGACAAATTTACTTCCACAAAAGACGAACCAGCGTGAAATATCACCACAACAAGAAGAATTTCTAACCAATCTGTTCGAGAATGGTGGCAATGTCACCGACGCAGCGTTAGCAGCGGGCTACTCAAAGGGCAGCGTAACGTGGTTAAAGACCAGTTTAGCCGATGAGATAATCAATCGCACAAAGAACGTACTGTCTATGCACGCTTTTAAGGCTGCTACACGGCTAGTAACGACAATAGACAACCCCGTACCCGAGAGAGGAGACGACCTACGCTTCAGGGCTGCAGAATCGCTTTTAAACAGGGTTGGCTTGGGAAAACAGGAAACAACCAACGTAAATGTACAGGCAGTGCATGGAATAGTTCTGTTGCCGCCGAAGAAAGACGTTGTAATTGACGGATAAACCCCAGAGAGGTCGCCCTAAGAAAGACCCCGAAGCACCTAAGCAAAGATATTTCCTGTCTGCTGCAGAAAAAGCAAGGCGACAGACACAGAAGAGATTACGTGACGCAAAGAAGCGTGCAGAAAAAACAACCAAAGTAGCAGAAAGTAAAAGAAGATATGCCAGAAAGCTTGAAGAGAAAGTTGGTAAGGTTGAGAAAGCTCTTAAGGGAGATGCAACTACCGTTATCGATACAGGGGAGTTGGCAAGCCTTCCTCCACCTGTCCAAGAACTTGTTGGAAATAGGGAAGTCGTGTTTCAGCCGAATGAAGGACCTCAAGAAGAGTTTCTGTCGTCTAGTGAAAGAGATGTTCTCTATGGAGGTGCTGCTGGTGGGGGCAAATCTTTCGCCTTGTTGGCAGACCCCCTTCGTTATTGCACTAATCCTAATCATAGGGGTCTTCTTCTCAGGCGTACTCTTGACGAACTTACTGAGTTAATAGACAAGTCACGACAACTCTACCCCAAAGCGTTTCCCGGTGCAAAGTTCAGGGAGTCAAAGTCAACGTGGCACTTCCCATCTGGAGCAACCATTTGGTTTACCTATCTAGACAAAGACAAAGATGTAACCCGATTTCAAGGACAAGCTTTCAACTGGATAGGGATAGACGAGATAACCCAATACCCAACACCTTACGTGTGGGATTACCTCCGATCAAGATTGAGAAGCACCGACCCCGAGTTGCAACAAAGTTTGTATATGAGGTGTACTGCCAATCCGGGTGGAATCGGTGGGTGGTGGATTAAGAAGATGTACATCGACGTAGGTGAACACAACAAACCGTTCCCTGCATCTGATGTCGAAACAGGCAGACCTTTCTTGTGGCCGCAAGGACACGAAAAGGAAGGTCAACCTTTGTTCTATCGTAGGTTCATTCCTGCGAGACTTACGGACAACCCGTTCCTTATGGCAGATGGACAATATGAAGCTATGCTTCGTTCACTACCTGAAATAGAACGGAAGAGATTACTCGAAGGGGATTGGGATGTAGCCGATGGCTGTGCCTTCCCAGAATTTAGCAGAGCAAAACATGTGGTCGAGAGTTTTGAGTTACCTACCAACTGGCCCCGAATACGTGCCGCTGACTACGGGTATGCAAGTCCTTCTTGTGTCTTGTGGGGTGCTATTGACTGGGATAACAATATATGGATTTATCGTGAATTGTATGTAAAACAGTTGACAGCAGAACAATTAGCAGATAGAATACTAGAAGCAGAGCAATTAGACCCTCTACCTCACTATACAGTACTTGACTCCTCCTGTTGGAATAAGACAGGATTTGGTCCTTCCATAGCAGAAACAATGATGAGATGTGGTGTTCGTTGGACACCGTCTGATCGTAACAGAATACAAGGTAAGATGGAAATACATCGTAGGCTTGCAGATGACCCAAGAACAGAAGAACCTAGATTACGAGTGTTTTCTAATTGCAGCAACACTGTCAAGCAATTGGCAGCAATTCCTCTTTCCAAAACTAACAGCGAAGACGTAGACACTAAAGCAGAAGATCACGCATACGATGCTCTAAGATATATGTTGATGACAAGGATGACAGGGTATGCAGCGATTCATCAGACGCTTAATGGCATCAAGGCTCAGGTCTATCAGGTGCAAAATGAAACATTCGGATATTAATAAATGGATTTAGAATTATTTAAACAGAAGGTGCAAGATCGTTCACTAACTGTAGGTGAAGCTTTTGATTACGTTGCAGCCAGAAAAGATACAGAAAAACCAGATACAATAAGAGGTTTAAAAAACAATGTAGCTGTAGATTTAGATTCTAAGTTTTTTGACACATACAACACTAAAGAATTTTCAGACGCTCTAGAAGAGCCTACAAACAGGTGGCGAGAGTACAGTGTATTTGAAAATCAACTCAGCAAAGGTTTGAGATCGGCAAAAGTAACCGACGTAAACTACGAGAAGCTTTCTGGTAAAGGTGGCTTAGCTCAAGAAGCGTTTGGTCTAAAAGGAGTCCAAGACAGACCTAAAGACCCAATGAGAGGAACAATCTACTCTCGTGACTTTGACAGGGTATACAACAAAGCCTTATCTGATCCACTAATTAATCAAGAAGCAAAAGATTATTTAATTTATGAAAAATACACAGGTCAAAGAGTTGAAACAAATATAGGCAAAGAAGGTTTAAAAATAACTGATCTTGCTGTAAGCACTGACCCAAACGGTAATGTTGTTGTTAATATAGCAGAAAAGAAAAGTAAAACTAAGACACGCCCTGCTGTTAAATACACAGGTGCGTTCGCACAATTTTTAGCTGGTAAAAAACAACAAGCTTTAGCAAGAGAAGCAGGTAGCGATCCTTCAACTAAAAACTTATTTGCTACTACTAAAGGCACTACAGAGAAAGTGTGGAATGTACACGTAAAGCCTGCCTTAGAAGCTGAGTTCAGTGACTCACTTCCGTCAGACGGTAAAGGTGGGGGTAAAGCTACCCCTAAAGTTTTAAGAAAAATACTAGCAAGACAACTAGTTGATGAATTTAAATACCCTAGAGATTTAGTCAAAGGGTGGATGGGTCACGCAGGAGCGACAGTTACTGCACAAGGTGATTTGCTTGAGCAAAGTTATGTAGGCGTTATAACCGACCCTAGAGTTGGAGAAATCTCAGATAACTTAATTAAGACAGAAGCTCTTAACTTAGGTAAACCTACTGTAAACGATATGTTCGTAACACGTTCACCAAACACATCAAAAGGTTTTGCAGAAGGAAAAGCATACAATCCTCATTCTTCCCCTTACACGTTTGGTAAAGAAGATGTAAAGCAGTCTGCGACAGAACTAACAGACATACAAAAGCAAACACTAACAGCAACTCAACAAACACAACTTAATGAAGCTCAAGTAAGATTATATGAGTCAGAGACTGCTAGAGATAAAGCAAGACAAGAACGCATCATAGCTTCACAAGACACAATGGTAGAAGACGTCAAAAAGAAAGAAGCTGAGAAAAAAGTGAGAGCAAAACTAAAAGCAGAATCCAAACTACTCAATGCACCTGCATCTCCAGATGACTTGTCTGACGGTCTAAAAGAAAAGTTAGCTAAGTGGGGAATAACTTTAGGTGGGGGTACACAAGCTGTCTTAGGTGCTATAGGGGTTACAGGAATAGTTGCCGAAGCCAAAGCTGATTATGACAAATACAGAGAACAAGGAAGAGGCCCAGTTGTTTCAGGGTTGGGTGCCGCAGCAGAAACGGTAAGAGATGTAGCAGTAGAAGGTGGTTCAAGAGCAGTTTCAATGCTACCTAACATGTTACTTAGTTCTAGTCCTGCAGGAGAAGGTTCAGATAAGCCACCTGAAGTAAATCCAAATGCACCCAAAGCTGAAGACATTCCTGATACAGCAAATCCAGAAACACTTCCACCCGAAGCATTAAGAGTTATGCAAGAAGACGCTAGCATGACTGACACAGATTTAGACCCTGAAGCAGGGTTTATTTCCCAAGCTGATGTAATGAAAAATCAGCAGATGGGTTCACCTACGTCTCAAGGCTTTATGAGTAAGTATGGTGAAAAAGATCAAGACCTACTACAAACAACTTAAATAGGAGGGCAGTTATGCCAGACAATAACTATAACTACGGTGCTTCATACATAATGAGCAGTGATAAAACTTCAGTTGATGACCCAATGGGATCAAATCAATTAACACGTGAAGGTAAAGACTTTGATATGTCAAACAACGGTAACAATGAGTTACAAGTTGATATGCCAAAGAAACAATCTAAACCAACAGTAGAAGCTTCTCTGTTTTCTATGGCTGACGATAAAAACTACTTCTAAGTAAGGTAAAATATGTCTGATAATTTTCTTCAACCTGAAGATGATACTGGCGTACCTATAGCTAATCCATCCGAGCAAATGCCCGGACTAGCAGGATATGTACGCAATAAGTTTGAGGATTCTGAAAATGGGAGACGCACCCATGAACACAGATGGCTACAAGCTTTTAAAAACTTCAGGGGAATATATGATTCAACGACACAGTATCGTGATTCTGAACGTTCCAAAGTCTTCATTAAAATAACAAAAACTAAGGTTCTTGCAGCATACGGACAGATAATAGATATTCTGTTTGCTAATAAAAAGTTTCCAGTTGTTGTTGAGTCAACTCCTATGCCAGAAGGTATAGAAGAGTTTGCCCACATGAAGACGCCCCTTGATGAAGCCACTGATCCGTATGGATTTGAGGGAGACGGAAGACAAGTTCCACCCGGAGCATTGCAAGCCAATGAGCCACACAAACTAGGAACTTACGATAAAGAATTTCCAGACATGTTAGCTAAAGGTCCTTCTAAGATGGGAGAACCTCAACTTAAACCTGCACAAGAAATGGCATTAAAGATGGAGAAGTGTATTCACGATCAGCTTCTTGATACTAATGCAGTCAATGTATTCAGGCAAGCTATCTTTGAAGCATCATTGTTAGGTACAGGAATTATCAAAGGACCATTTAACTTTTACAAAAAAGTTCACAAGTGGGAGAGAGATGAGAACGGACAAAGAAACTACGTTCCTTACGAAAAAATTGTACCACGTATAGAATATGTATCCTTGTGGGATTTTCATCCTGATCCGTCTGCAACAAGCATTGAAGATTGTGAATATGTAATACAAAGACACCGTATGAATCGTCAACAACTACGTGGTTTGATACAAAGACCTTATTTTGATGCAGCAGCAATAGAAGAGTGTCTTGCTAAGGGTGCAAACTACGAAGACAAGTATTACGAAGATACTATTAGAGAAGACGAGACCGAACCCTACTACCAAGAGAACAGATTTGAAGTTCTTGAATATTGGGGAGTCATTGACAAGAAATATGCTGATGAAGTTGGCATGGATGGTGTCAATGAAATGTCAGAGTTTGATCAAGTACAAGTAAATGTGTGGGTGTGTGGTAGCATGGTTATTCGCTGTGTAGCTAATCCGTTTACCCCTGCTAGAATACCGTTCCAAGCATTTCCATTTGAAATAAATCCTTATCAACTATGGGGAGTTGGCGTTGCAGAGAACATGGAAGATGCACAGTTGCTTATGAATGGTCACGTAAGAATGGCTATTGATAACTTGGCACTTGCAGGTAACCTTGTGTTTGACGTAGACGAAGCAAGCTTAGTTCCCGGACAAAACATGGATATATTTCCCGGAAAGATATTCCGTAGACAGTCAGGGGTAACAGGAACTGCAATCAACGGTCTTAAGTTTCCAAACACTGCAGGTGAGAACATACAGATGTATCAAATATCTCGTCAACTTGCAGATGAAGAGACGGGCATACCATCAATTATGCACGGACAAACAGGTGTAACAGGAACAGGTAGAACTGCAGCAGGTTTATCAATGCTTATGGGTTCTGCAGGTCTTGCAATGAAGACAGTTATAAAGAATATAGATGATAATTTATTAAAGCCAATCGGTGAAGCATACTTTCAATGGAATATGCAGTTTAACGAAAATGTAGATGACATAGAAGGTGACTTAGAAATCAAACCTCGTGGGGTTGCAGCCGTAATGCAAAAAGAAGTAAGAAGTCAACGTTTGACATCCTTATTACAGACGGTAGCAAACCCTATGCTTGCACCGTTTATAAAAATACCTAACTTAATGAGAGAATTAGCAATAGCTCAAGACATTGACCCTGATACACTAGTCAATGATGCAAATGAAGCTCAGATATACGCAGAAATGTTGAAAGGAATGATGCCAGATGCTCAACAAGGACCAAGCGAGGGTGCTGACCCCAATAGTCAACAGCAAGGAATGGGACAACCTAGTGGAGTATCTCAACGACCTTCGGGAACTGACAATCAAGGGAATGGTAATGGCACAATCGGAGTCGGAGCTACGCCAACTGCAGGGGAAGCTGGCTTTACTGGAAATGCTCCTCAATTTGAAGAATAGTCACAGGGAAGTCGTAAAGAATGTCTGACATTTTTGCTACATTAGATTTTGCTAGTGATTTTTTTGGTCAACCCGATAGAAACAAACAAAAAATATCACGAAGAGAATACATATCTCAAGATGTAGATTACTACAGGCAAGGTTTAGATTCAACAGGTATCAAAGTAAGTGATCCTGAACGTTGGAGTGACATAGATGATAATGATGAAGATCGTAAACGTGATATAGATATAAGTCAGGTTGGCATTAGTGAGGGAGACAATGAATCAACTGCTGACATAGGTAATTTATCTTCGGGGGTTGATAACGCATTAAGTAGTTCTTCTTCTCTCGGTAACATCAATGCTAGTTTTGTTGACTACAATACGTCTTTACAAAACGCAGGTTTTAAAGATAGAAGTCAAAGTTTCCTAAGTAAACAATTTGGAATATCACTTGCTAGTGTTCCTCAAAGTGGAAAAGAAGCAAAAGAAGATATAAAATCTCTAAAAACAGAAAAGGGCATACAAACTTTAGCTACAAGTGCTGCAAAAAAAGGATTGGGGTTGTTAGGAATTAACCCTATAGCTACAAGTTTAATAACTGGATTTGCAACAGGAACAAAAGTTCAAGACCCACTAGGTCAACCTTCATTTAGACCTAATCACGCTGTTTTAGGCACAGTTATGGATATAAACTTTTCCATGCAAAGTAATAACATATCACAGAGTATAGCGGCTATGAACGCAAATTTAGACGTTCCATATTCACAAAGAGGAGCAGTAGGTTATTTTGGGTATATAAATGGACAAGTTGTAAGCAGGGCCCCTCTAGGAAAAACTTTTACTGGAGTTACAGATTTATCAATAGAGCAGTTGAGTAATTTAGACGCACTTAGTAAAGGATTCACTACCTCTGGGTATAATAATCAGACAGAAAGAGGGGAGCAGTTGGCTATGGGAACTGGAGTTGATTCTTTGGGTCAAACAACATCAGGCTATGGTAACAACGGATTTCATCACGGTATAAATGGTTCGTCAAGAACTGGAACTATGTCAGACGCTAAAGCAGCTGCAAAAGGATATGGTATTACTACCAAACAATTTACTGACATCTTATCAAAAGTACGTAAAAATAATAATTTTTGGGGTAAGCCTAAAAACGATAAACTTACTTTGGATTTTCTAGCCAGAAAACAATACAGAGACAATGCTACTGCAGATGGTCCGGGAAATTTAGGTCTTGAGACTGATATTAATGCTCAGGTAGATATTCAAAATGCTTTAAGTAAGGGAATAGGCGTAAATGAATTTGGGGGTGTAACTCAAGACACACTATCGGATGTTCAAGACATAAATGCTGCTAATCCCGGAATAGGAACTTCTACAGGTGCAGGAGCAGTCGGATCAACAGGTGGTTTAAGTGAAACTTATGGTGGTGGCTCTGAAGGCACTGACTCTAATGACTCTAACTCTAGTGATATGGGGGGTATGACTGCCAAAGGTGGCTTTATTGGCAAAAAGAACTTTGCATTAGGGGGCAGAGGAGATGCCGAACCTGCAGGATTTATTGGAGGTCCTCCTGAACAATTTAATGATCAAACAACCATTGCAGACGACATTCCACTTAAAGTAAAAGATGGTACATTTGTAATTAATGCACCTGCCGTAGAGTATGCAGGGTCTATAGATGTACAAAAAATGTTAGCTGAAGGTTATAAAAAAGCCATGACTAGAGATATAGGGGTTGACAAAAACTTTAGAATTGGTAAAATACCAAGTAGAGAAGAGTTAGATATACAAATCTCTCGTGGTGAAGTTGTAGTCCCACCCCATGTAGCAAAAGCAATTGGCTACGACAGATTAGAAAAAATCAATAACAGAGGTAAGCGTGAAGTAGAACGCAGGCAGAAAGCTGGCGATCAGGAAAAGGTACAGGCTGGTCAAGGTTTCGCTGCAAAAGGTGGTAACTTTGCTACAGGCGATGGCGTATTTACCATAGACAAAGTTGCCGATTCCTACAAAGAAAAATACGCAACTCCACAATTAGCAAGACAAGCAACTATGAAACTTGCTAGAAAAATGCCACTAGCTGATGCTTTAGCCATACTTATGTGGGGTGAAGCTAAAAACTTAGGAGACGAAGGACTTGAAGGTGCAGCTCACGTTTTAATAAACAGGGCAAATGCAGAGAACTATCCGGGTTTCGGCAAAGATATATACAACGAGATAACAAGAACCTATAAAGGTGCAAAAAAAGGCGAAAGAATTTTTGAGTTCAATGCCTATGAGCCTACAAAGTTCAGAGAGACTATAAAAAGATTTAAGAAAGATAAAGACGCCTACCTTAGAGTAAGAAATATTGCTGAAGAAGTTATGGCAGGTGCTAGAAAAGATTTTACTAACAACGCTTTATTTTTTTGGAATCCTAATACTTCAGGAAGCAGTTGGTACAAAGGCAAAGTAAACAGAAAAGAATTTAAAGAAACAACTAGAACAGTTAATTCTAAGGACAAAAAAGTTTTACATGTGTATCACGTACCGTCTGATTTTAAAATGGATACAAAATTAAGTACAAAAACAATTAGTCCAAAACAATTTGAACCTTCAACACCAATACCTAGTAATATACCTTTACCTATGAAACGACCTGATGAGATAAAGGATCGCAGTGATGATGGAGGTTTTTTAGATTATCTTAGAAAATTATTT